GCTGGCAAAGCAAACGTAGCGTTATTGTTTAACGTCCAAGTTTGAGTGTTGCCATTAGCTTCATCAATCGTTGGAGTTCCACCAGTATCGCCACCGGCATACACCGTTTCGGAGTAGTCCTTGTGGGTAACCGCCGACATGACCTGATCTGCGCCAGTAATGGCACCGGAAAGAGTTGCACCGGCAATCGTCGCACCAGTCAAAGTCGTAGACCATGCTGTCGTGCCAGTACCTGTGTGCTCCAAAAAGGCGTTAGTTGATGCCGAAGCAGCAGCAGCCGTACCGATACCCAATTTAGTTTCTAAAGCAATAATCGCTGTAGAAGCAGCACCATGTACTTGATCGTGTTCGTAACCTGTCGCATCCAAGTCAGTGGTAGACGCTGGAGTTACCTGCGTTGAGGTTGTGTCAAGAGAGGTTGGATAGTTTGAACTTGGCATTATTGCTCCTACGGAACCAGATCAAGGGTGAAAATACCAGACGCATTCCATTGAATCTGGAACGTACCTGACGTTGTGCTGAAATCTCCCCCAAAATCTATGTATGCAATCAGACGGTCGTTCGTTACCGAGTCATCATAAATAACTGCGGCTCGTACACTCGACAACGTAGAACTAGTCCACGATACGTCATCTGCATCCCATTTAATTGTGCCCGTTCCATCAGAACTGCTGGTCATAGCAACATTCGCTAATGTCGCTCCACCACTGGTGTAACCACCACCGGTCGGGAGTTCGTTTGATATATCTGAGTAATTTGTGTGAGTTTCAAAGTTTGGAGTGTAACTAGCTGTTACTAATGCACACTTAAAAGTGTCATTGTCCATGTCAAGAGCGAGATCGTTCTTAAACGCAGCTTCAAAAGTCTCAACGTAAAGACCACTAGCCATTAGTAGAACCTGTTCCTTGGATCGGCTTGGGCCTAATCGTTACATCACCGTTTGGTTTTTGCATAAGTTTTCTTTTTCCTTGCGGCGGCAGCAGCCTTTTTACCTTTAGCGGTATAAGGATACTTCTTTCCGTTAACGATAGGCATGATGAGAATAGTAGCAGAAGAGAGCAGAGGGGCCGGGGAAAGGGGGAAAACCCGACCCCTCTGCGACTCTTAGGAGTTAACTATTAGTTATCTCCAATGCTGGATGCTGATTCCACACGTTGTAGACACGCTTCACGGAAGCGGCCATAGCCAACGAGGTGGTACCAACCAATTGGGTTGAACCGACGCAGGGTGTCAGTCACAGGACCAACAACGATGCTTGGCTCAGGCCCGAATCCCGGTGCACGAGAGAATGCTTTCGCAAGTCCCTGACGACCACAGATAAGGGTTTGGTAAACATCGACAGTACTTGCACCACCGTCGGCAATTAGACCTGCACGGGGGTTTTCAATGTATTCGATGCCATTGAATGTACCGATTGAGCCAGCCTTGATAGGCGCGCCTTCTTGGTACAGTTGATATTGGATAACGTCAGTTACCGCTGTGTCTCCACGAAGATCGTAGGAAACATCAGGGTGGATAACTGCCATGTAGTTACCATTGCTCCAGCCCGGAGCGTTACGAGTACGAAGCTGGGCGACGGCTTTACGGCCTTCGGCAGCGGTGTAAACGTCACTTGCGGTGATAGCACCACGGCTGGTTTGGCCGACGTGAGTCACGTTTGAGCCGCCATTGGCGACATCCGAAACGATTTTGTCAAGCGAATCAGCCATGTTGTAACCGACAATGTTGGCCGCATCAGCGTCAACATTGAGGAACGATGTTCCACGCACCTTAGCGGTGGTGATAACAGCGTTACCGTACTCAGCAAGAGTTACGGTTACTGCGCTATCAGTCAACGCAACAGCAGTTACATCAGTTGCTTCTGTAAGCGCTGATGTTGCCTGATCCATGTCGGCGTAGAACGTGAATTGTACGCCAGAACCGTTATGGCTCTGGTTTGTTGAACGTACATCCGCAACCATTTCAAACAATGGCTGTGAACGTAAAGCAAAATAAGCGGTCTGATCGAACGCCGTTTTTACCTGATCGTCCAGTGTGGAGGTGGTTGTATATGCCACTGGTAGTCCTTAAGTCGGACTCCATTAGCTACTGACTTAGGCTGTTGCCCCCCACAAGACACCATGACTTTCCATCAAAGCACGTAGTTCGTCTGGATTCTTCGTTGCTCTGATCTGGGCGTCAAGATCGGCTTGTGACACCGGATCTCCGCCTTCCCCGGCAGACTGGATTCGTTCCTCTGCTCTTAAAACTTCAGGCATAATCGCTTCAGGCTGCTGTATCGGAGGAGCATCGTTACCGATAAACCCTGCTGCTTCGGCTTCCGCACGAATAACCGCAGGATCAAGCTCTCCATCGTAACCTTTAACGAAATACTTGACACGAGCATCATCAGGATCAAGTCCTGCTGAACGGAACGTATCCCGACGCTCGTAACCTGAAATCCTATTTTCGGCTTCCGAAGCTCTCGCTTCAGCTTCCTTCAAACGGGTTTCCAACTCACGACGCCAGTTGGGTTTCGATTCGGATGAACTGGCAGAACCACTGTCACTGTAGTCAGTGGAGTCATTATCTGTCATATGTCACTCACCTACTTGTACGCATTCTCGGCGGTGGAACCTCGAATGGAAAAATGTTGTTACGGTTAGCTCGCCCCGCAGGGGCCGACCGGTCTTATCAGTATAAAGAACTAATAATCTTTATGTCAAGTACTGGTACCCATGCCTGTGGCACCTGTACCTGTAATCAACATGCCTGACTGTCCGCTAAACCCGGCAGCACGTTCTTCTCGTCGCCTTCGCACCTTGTTCGCAGCGGTAGGATCTAATCCAAATTGGCTTTGAGCAAGATCAGAAGCACTTATTTCGTCTTGTTCACCTAGTGCTTGATTCGCTAAACCTGCTTGTGGTGTCAAAGTCTGCTGTATCTCTCTACGCTGAATACCTTCACGCTGCAAAGCAGTAGCAGTTTCTTTATCAAACCCTGTTGGGGTTCCGATTACACGGGCTGCTGTAGCTGAAAGTCCTGCTGCCTCAAACGCTCGTCGCTCTTCAATAAGGTTTGTTGCACCTTCGGGATCAAGGTAGTAGGCCACTAAATCAGCGTCATCTACACCGTAAAGTCGTTTTAGCTCTGCTTTAGTGTTCGGATCAGCACCTTTTTGTGCTAATTCTGCCAAAGTTACCCGTTCTCCGAACTCATTTGGGGAAACATCTGCGGCTATAAGGTTAGCGAAGTCCATTCTGTCGTCGTAAAACCGTTCTGGTAGACCGTGAGTACGCAGCAACATGGCGTATTCGTCCTCATTTGCCATGTATTCGGCTTCTGTAATGGCTCCAAATCCGTTGTCTCGACGTAGTTCCATACCGGGGAACCGTGTTTTGTATTCGTCTGTTTGACGTATTTCAAGAGCGATAGCTTCTTCGGATAAGCCATCAACCATGAATTGTTTTAATTTGCCTACAACACTGGTGGGTAAACCGAAAGCTCCTGCTAGTCGGGTAAGGATAGCTGTTGCGCTTTCTACTCCGGCAGCGGCAAGTTGGGCGTTTCGTTCAGCATCGGTAAGTAAATTTGTTCTTTCTATAGAATCTTTTCCACCGATACCTGTACGACCTGTTTCCTCTTTAGCTACATAGTCGGGGTTTCGTACCCATCGTGTTTCACCAGTAGCAGTAGTAATTGGATGGAATGGTTTTATTCCGTTATGAATCTGTTGTTCATTAAACGAAGGTTCAGTTAAATAAGTTTCAGCATAATCACCACTTGCCGAACTATAAAATCCAGCTTCAGGACTCCAGCCACCGGGCAAAATACCAGAAGCATCCGCCACCATGTCATTAAAAAATGACGGCGTAATATCTTCAAGAGCCATACCAGTGTAGGTGCCTGCTTCGATAGCTGCCTTTAATTGATCTAGCCCAGCTAACCCTTCAAAGCGTTTCTCGAACGCATAAAAATCTTCTAACGTCTGAGTACTTGTCGTAGGCGTCGGAGTTTTAGTTTGTTCTACCCATTGCCATGACTCTTCATTCCAAACCCACGGACCACCCGTTGTGGGCATTGGTGGTTTTACACGGTCTGTAGAACCACCACCA